GCTTAATCTGCTGTGGGTCCTTGGGGCCCTGATTGATATTTTGAGAGGGGTGAACAACGATGATTTCGACGATTAGCAATTTTTGCACGGTTTATAGCAACATATGCACTATAGAATGTAGTATACTATAATTGTACCAAGGAAGAGACCACACCCAATGGACCCGACCGGGCCATCCAGATCAGCCCCTTGGATGAAAGGAGATAAACAGCATGATTATTAAAGACGCACTGGGCCACACTGCTGAAGTCCATCTGTATGACAATAACACCGGCATGGATTTCGTCGAAGAGTACCTGAACGCAGGGTCACTTGACCGTGATGCTGATGGTGCCTACTTGGTGGAAGATGTCCACTACATTGACGACTATGCCACCAAAGCATGTAACGGCAGCAACCCCGATTTTGAAGAGGCTTTGAATGCCGAATGGAGCTTTAAGGAGATGTGACAGATGGAAATGCGCAAGTTTATCGTTGAAATCCACCCGGATGGTCATGTGACGTGCTGCGAGTATGAGGATTCCGAGAACGCTATTAGAGTTGCTAATGATCGCTCGTGGCTGTCTGGGTACCGGCAAGCTCTTAGTCATTGCGCTGAACAAGTTGAATTGCTTAAAGGCAACAGTGCAGAGGTATGTTTAATGCGTCGGGGTGCTACCCTTGTACGAGATGGGGCCGAAAAGATGTACAGAAAATATGCACAAATTTTTCAGCATTAGTCGAAACGGCCCTCCGGGCCGTCTACCGGGACCGCCCGCCCGGTACTGATGATGACATGGGCCAAATGAAAGGAGTTTTGTATTATGTCTGAAGCAATGACCAAATCCGAAAACACTGGTACCGCTATGACGGTGGCTGATGTGATGAATACCGGTTTAGGGTACACCGACATGAATCTTACTGACCGCTCTGCAGCAGTTGCGTTTTATAACGCGACAAGCAACCCCGTCAACAAGCTGAAAGAGCACGTCAACGAGGTACTGTCCTTGGTGCATGTGTCCGTGGAATGCGTGGAGGTCAGCAAGGAGGATGCACCGGAGGACAAGGTGATCGCCCCGCGTATCGTCCTAATCACGGAGGACGGCCAGTCGTACGCGTGTGTGTCCGTCGGTGTTTACCAGTCGCTCAAACGCATGTTTACGCTGCTGGGCACCCCGGACACCTGGGCCGAACCTGTGAAGATCAAGCCCGTGCTGATCAGCACCAAGAAGGGTCAGGTCCTGTCCCTGTACCTGGTTTAATTTGACCGGTGGCCACAGCACTAAGTGCTGTGGCCTTTTTGTTAGGAGATCATCATGAAAAGCATTAACAGGTCCACACTGCTGGAAAGTAAAGACCCTATAGAGGCCCTTGCAATGGCCATTGTATACAGCGGAGTGATCGAAAAGGACGTGAAGTTTTTTTGTTCCGACTGGGCCCGGTCCCTGTTTCGGTATCTTGGCATTGAAACAGATCCCCTAGACTGGTATCTGATGATATTGGAAAGAAAGGAACGTGAGAAGCATGGCCGTAGGTGCAGCCAAAGCAAGCGCAACACTTAAATATGATGCGGAACTATATACCCCGTATGCCCTAGAATCATGGCCTGACCGCGAGATGCGCAAGGAATACACGCGATTGCGTGACATTGCCCAGAAACGTATCAAGCGACTGTCAAAGGACCCCATCAGCAGCACGAGCGACATTTATAAAGAATTTGCCGGAGGCTTCCCTACCATCAAAGCAATGCGCGGAGATCGCAAAGCGCTTGAACAAGCCCTTGCCGATGTTGCGCGGTTTGTCCGCGCCAAGGGGTCCACTGTGGGCGGAGCCCGTGAGGAATTTGCCGAAAAAATGAAAGTCGGAGGCATCGACGTGTCCGAAGTCCCCGAAGATCAGTACACGGCCCTGTCAGAATGGTGGGAGATCGTTAAAGTCTCCGGTGTGTACTATTATCCGTCAGATCAGCCAGTCATGTACTGGCGCGAAAAAGGCGGCTATAATGTCAGCATTGACGATTTTGTCAAGTGGCAGCAAGGTGAGGTCAGTTATGGCAAAGACTGGGACTATAGCGACGGCAGCAGCTCTGCCGACCTGCGCGGAGGTTTTGGTGGAGGCTTGTAATTACAATCCCGTGCCCTGGCTCATGGAGCACTTAGATTGCAAGCACACCAAGGGTAAAAAGCGCAAGACCAACAAAAAACGGCTGTACGTTAATATGCCGTGCGCGTTTGATATTGAGACCAGCCGAGTCTGCACCGATGCGGACGGCAACCCCCACACAATCATGTATATCTGGCAGTGTCAGCTTGGATTGGATGTCACTATTATAGGCAGGACCTGGGCCGAATGGCTGCATTTGACCGATACGATCAGCGACTACTTGTGGGCCAATAGTGGCCCACAAGGCAACTGGTATTTGTGCATGTATGTGCATAACCTGGCCCATGAGTTTCAGTACCTTTCCGGGGTCATGACTTTTGGCCCCGGTGAAGTGTTTGCCAGCAAGCCCCGGCGAGTTTTGAAATGCGACAACCGCGCAATAGAATACCGGTGCAGTATGCGACACAGCAATCTGTCCCTTGACGCATGGGGCAAGCAGCTGGGTGCTCCACATGCAAAATTAACAGGCACCCTTGACTACTCCAAAGTCCGGTACCCCTGGACCCCATTGACATCTACAGAACTAGCGTACTGCATCAATGATGTGCGGTGCATTGTAGAGTGCTTGCTAATTGAGATGGAGCGCGACGGGGACGACCTGTATACTCTGCCATTAACACGAACCGGATACGTTCGGCGCATGGCGCGGCAGGCAATGTATAAATGGGGCATCAACCGCGTTAAACGCCTGCTGCCGTCCTGGGAACTGTACCAAATGTTGCGCGAAGCATTCCGGGGCGGTGACACCCATGCAAACCGGTATTATACTGGGCTGCATCTTGAGAACGTCGGGTCCGTCGATATGTCAAGCGCCTACCCCGCGGTGCAGTGCGAATGCTATTTCCCGATGTCGCCATTTCGGCAGGAGCCGGCCACCGTGCAGCGGCTTATGCAATGTATGCGGCACGGCAAAGCCTGCCTGATGCGCTTGCAGATCAAAGGATTACGGCAACGGTATAAGTGGTGGGGATTCCCCTACATACCGTTGGCAAAGGTCCGGCATTGTGAAGGGTACATAAACGACAACGGCCGCCTGCTGTCCGCAGATCATTTCGAGATCACCATAACAGATATTGATTTTAGAATTATTGCCAAGGAATACGACTGGGACGCCCTCAATGTGCTGGACTTATACACGTCCGATTATGGCAAGCTGCCAGCGCCCTTGACAGACTGCGTAAAAGAGAGCTACACCGGCAAAACGTCCCTAAAAGGTGTAGCCGGTCAAGATTTGTATTATGTCAAAGCCAAAGGCGACTTAAACAGTTATTACGGCATGACAGCACAAGATCCTCTGCAGCTGGATACACTTTTTGACGAGGACGACCCCAACGAGCTATGGAGCGAATGCACCGATGACCCCGAGGGCAGTTATAACGACCACTGCCCCCATCTGTTTTTGCCGTATCAGTGGGGCGTGTGGACCACGGCCCACACGCGCAAGCGCCTCAAGATCGCACAATGGGCGGCAGGCAAAAACGGCGTGTACTGTGATACTGACAGCGTAAAATACATGGGCGACATTGACTTGACGGAGTTTAACCGGGCCGTGAAGCAGCTGGCGAAAGATAATGGTGCTTGTGCGACAGACCCCAAAGGGCATACACACTATATGGGTGTGTATGAACAAGAACACAGTTATGCGGAGTTTATGACCTGGGGTGCCAAAAAATACGCCACCACCTACACCAAGGGCGGCAGGATTACAACCACAATAGCTGGAGTTAGCAAGCGCAAAGGCGGCCTTGAACTGGCCCTCTGGGGTGGGTTTGATGCCTTTAAGCCAGGCTTTACGTTTTGCCTGGCAGCTGGTAACCAGGTCATTTATAATGATCGCCCAAAGGTCCCAGATTTTGTAGTTGACGGCCACACGGTCCACATAACCCGCAACCTATGTATCTGTGACAATACCTATACTTTGGGTATCACCGACGAGTATGCCAAGATACTGGGGTATAAGATCATGGAGGTAGTTTGATGATTAAGCTTTATACAGACGAGGGCTGGCCCAACTTTTCAGAGGATGACGGCATTCTATCCACCGGTGCCCCCATCATTTTTATCTGGGGCGGGCGCGGCACCGGCAAAACGTATGGAGCCCTCAAGCACGTACACGAAAAAGAGGAAGAGTTTTTGTACTTGCGTCGCACGCCACAGCAGGCGGAATTGATCTGCTCATCGTCGCTTATGTGGCCATGGTCCATCTTAAATAATGACCTGCAAACACATTATGCACCTTTCAAAATGTCCAAAATTGCGGGCATGTATGAGGTGGGCAACGCAGGGGCCTATACTGACACCGGGGTCCCTATTCGACCGGCGCAGATGTCGGGGGTACTTGGCAATGTTGTCACGATGGCCCGCACCCGTGGCTTTTCGAGCCCCAATACTGACATTATAATCCTGGATGAGTACCAAAAGGAGGAATCCGACTATTACCGGCGCGGTGAGGGTGTGGGCCTGGCGAACATATACGAAACGGTCAACCGTAACCGCGAATTGCAAGGGCAAAAACCCATCACGCTGTTGTGCATGTCGAATGCCGTGGGCATGGCAAACCCCTATTATATGCAATGGGATATCACCGACACGGTAGAAAAGATGATCGGCAAAAAAGAGCGCGTTAAGCTGTTAAAAGACAAGGGCATTCTGCTGATTGACTTGGTGGACAGTCCGATCGCCAAGGAAAAAGCAAATACGGCCCTGTACCGGTCCATGAGCGGAACAGACTTTTACCGGTCAGCAATCGAAAACCAGTACAGCGCGGAGGAAAAAAGCCTTGTGGCGTCCCGTCCCTTGCGCGAATATTACCCACTTGTGCAGATCGGGCGGTGCTGCATTTATGAGCACAAAAGCAAACCCGTCTATTATGTATGCCGGCACCGCTCCGGCGAAATGCCAATGTACGGCACCGGCGACTATGAGCGGAAACGATTCCGGGCCGCTTATGGGTATATCTGGCCCGCATATCTGCAGCGGCAAATTGAGTTTGAGCGGTATTCGGATGAAATATTTTTCCGGGAATACTGCAGCGCCACTTGACTTTATCCAACAATCGAATATAATAAAGATAATCCCCGGTGCCCAAAGGCAGCCCCCAGAAGGGGCGGGCACGCGTCAGCCAGCGCAAGAACCGGGGATTTTATTCTATTCATATTTTTACGGAGGCGCACAAAATGGATGCTAACACTGTGATTCAGGCTATTTCTAACGTGGGTTTTCCCATCGCTGCATTTTTGCTGATGTGGTATCAGTGCAATACGGTCGTGCGGGAAAACACGGCTGCTATTACCGAAATGCGTGTTGTCCTGGACGACATCAAAAAAGGGTGATCGCCATGGGATGCTACATTATTTTTGTCCAGTCGATTACCAACGAGCGTGCATTTTTGCTGGCTGACCTGTGTACCCGTTTGGGTATCGGTTACTATAGTGACTGGGCCAACGATGCCCACACGCGGCAGTGTTGCGCCGTGGGTCCTGTCACCAAAGGCGACAAAGACCAGGTGGTTAAATGCCTGGCGCATGAAACTTATGTTGTAATGGAGGCGACCAAAGTTGAAAATCAGTGAGAAAGCGGCCCTTGCTATGGCGGGCTACACGAAAGCCGAAATTGAAGCCATGGACAAACCCACGCAGACGGCCCCCGCAGCTGTCCAGAATCCTGCTATCCCGCAGCAGGTCCCGCCCTTGGCGGCTCCGCCCGCCAAGCAGCTCGCACCGCAGCCCGCCCAGCCTGCGCCGCAGCCCGTCGGCCAGTATGACGGCCTTGAAGCTCTGCTGCAGCAGATTTTGCAGGGCCAGCAGTCCACCACCCAGGCAATGCAGACCATGACCCAGACCATGCAGGCCAATGCGCTGGGCCTTGGTATCCAGCAGCAGCCTGCAGCGGATGCCAGCACGGTAACGGCCCGGATTATTGACCCCACGTTTGGACAGGAGGTAAAATAATATGCCGCTTGGTATGAGTTTTGCGGACATTGCCGCAATTTTGACCGAGATCAACAAAATGGCGACCGGCCAGAAACCCACGTCGCCCATCGTGGACACCTCCAGCTTTGTTTCTGTCGCGCAGGCCACATTGCTGACCGGTCCCGACAACTACACCAAGGCAATCAGCCAGGTGCTGGGCCGCACTATTTTTGCGGTCCGGCCCTATGACGCGCCGATGAAGCGCCTGCAGGTTACCGGCGACGACTGGGCCAACCATGTGCGCAAGATCAATTTCTGCGATTCCGACCCCGTGACGGATAAAGCCTGGGCCCTGGAAGATGGCCAGAGCGTCGACATGTACGAGGTACACAAACCCAAGGTCTTGCAAACCAACTATTACGGTCAAACCAACTATAGCCGCGTATACACCCAGGCCGACACCCAGATGCAGGCGGCATTTAAGGGCCCGGAAGAACTGGCCCAGTTCTGGTCCTCGTTTGTCCTCCATTTGTCAAACCAGATCGAGGCCGACCGGCGCAACCTTGCAAACAACCTGATGGCAAACCACCTTACCGGCATGACCGTCACCAGCCCAAAAAGCGTTATTTACCTGCTGGATGAGTACAACGCCCAGCAGGGTACCAAACTGACGGTTGCCGACGTGTACAAGGAGGCCAATTTCCCGGGCTTTGCAAAATACGCGTATGGACGTATTAACGATATTTCGCGGCTGATGAAGGAACGCACGATCAACTGGCACCAGAACTGGGAGATCGGCAGCAAAACTTACAGCATTATGCGTCATACCCCGTATGATCGCCAGCACCTGTACTTGTACAGCGGGACCCAGAGCCAGATTGATGCCCGCGTTATCCCGGAGGTATTCCACGATGACATGCTCCGGTACCGCGACGCGGAACAGGTCACGTTCTGGCAGGACATCAACGACCGGGAAACGATCGCCGCAACCCCTGTTGTTACCAGTACCGCAGGCGTGGCAACCAAAAATGCAGCCGTGCAGCTGACAAACGTGTTTGGCTGCCTGCTGGACTGGGATGCAATCGGCTACACCCCGAAGCTGTCCCGCGTCGTCCCCACGCCGATGAACGCCCGTGGCCTGTATACCAATTTCTGGTACCATTACGGCTGGAGCTGGTATGACGATTTTACCGAAAACGCCGTCCTGTTTTTGATGACGGCGGGCGACGTGACCGCGCCCAGCACGGGCCGCGCGGCCAAAGCCACCACCCTGAAAACCACCATGCACAAGGACGCAGACCCCTCCAAGTCCTGACCGGCACCGGCGGGC